GGTGGCGGCGGTGTTGTGGTGCAACAGACAATCAATTTGACAACTGGCGTTTCACAGACGGTTCGCGCTGAAGTGACTAATATGTTGCCACAGATCAAAGAGGCCGCAAAAGCCGCCATAATCGATGCAAGGCGGCGTGGCGGATCATTTAGCACAGCGTTCGGGGGCTAATTATGGCAATCACATATCCGCTAACATTTCCGACACATACGGGCATTTTTACCGTTAATTTGATTGCGCGTAATGTTATCGGCATAACCACATCACCATTCACATTTGCACAGCAAACGCAGGAATTTGCAGGGCAACGCTGGGAAGCTGATATTGCGTTGCCGCCAATGAAACGCGAAGATGCTGAAGCGTGGATCACATTTTTTATGAAATTGTATGGGCCAGTAGGCAGTTTTTTGCTAGGCGATCCAAATGCGGCAACAGCACGCGGTAGCGCATCCACAGCCGCAGGCACACCGGTTGTAAACGGTGCAAGTCAAACTGGCAATGAATTAGACATTGATGGCTTGCCAGCATCTGCAACAGGATATTTAAAAGCTGGTGATTACATCCAACTTAACACCGGTAGCTTATCACAGCTTTACAAAGTGTTGGACGATGTTGATAGCAATGCATCAGGTGAAGCAACGCTCACAATATGGCCTGATTTACGATCTTCGCCGCTGGATGGCGCAACTGTTACAGTAGCAAACGCGAAAGGTGTGTTTAGACTGTCAACGCCGACAACAGACTGGCAAATTGACAATGCTGGTTTTTATTCTATGGCTTTTGGGGCTATAGAAAAGTTATGACAAGATCGTTAGGCACTAATTTTGACGCCGCTTTATCATCAAGCGGGTTCAAGCCGTTTTTTGCTGTTGATTTAGGTTTTGACAGTGGAAATGTAAGGCTGTGGACTGGTTATAAAAACATAACCATAGATAGCAACACATTTTTTGGGTCGGGTGGCGTGATGACTATCGGGGCTATTGATGAAACCGGTGAAATTCGCGCAAATGGCGTTTCAATTCATTTATCCGGTTTGAATAGCAGTTTGCTGAGTGCAATTTTGAACGAAGATTATCAAAATCGCAATATTATTCTATATTTTGGCACTTTAGATAGTGCTGGTGCTATCAACGATACACCATACATTGTTTTCCGCGGCCAGATGGATGTTATGAGCATTCAGGAAAATGGCGACACATCAAATATTGTTGTGCAAAGCGAAAGCAGATTGATTGATTTAGATGTGCCGCGCGAAAGGCGGTACACAAAAGCTGATCAGCAAATAGATTTTCCAAACGATAAAGGTTTGAACTATGTAGCTAGTTTGCAAGAAAAAGCGATTGTTTGGGGTGGCTAATGAGTTGGTTTAGCGAATTTATCGGTGGTCTGGAAGATGCAGTAAAAGATCCTGTAACGCTTGTTATTGCCACCGCTTATGCTTTCACTGGCAACTATGTGATGGCCGCAACAACTATTGCCGCATCAGCAACCGGCTATGCTTTAGCCGCAAGAAATACGCAAGAGGCAAGTTACACAGATTTTGTGTCTGAAAATGAAAACAGAACACAAATGATTAAACTACCGACCGCACCGCGACGGTTTATTTACGGTGAAACCCGCGTTTCTGGCGTTTTAGGTTATGTGCAAAGCACAAATAAAAACGCGCGTTTGCATTTGGTTATTATGGTTGCTAATCACGAAATAGAAAGTTTTCAAACATTTTATATAAACAATCAAGCCGTCACATTAGACGGCAACGGAAATGTAACATCACCAGCAAAATTTAATGGCAAAGTTAGGATTTTAAGTAGAACCGGAACTGATACGCAAAGTGCAATTCCGCAATTAATAAACGAATCTGGTGGTAAATGGACATCTAACCATAAATTAAGTGGAATTGCATACATTTATGTCAGATTGATATATAAGCAAAAACTTTTTCCTTCTGGCATTCCAAACATTTCAGCAAAAGTACGCGGGAAAAAATTATATGATCCGCGCACTAGTACAACTGCTTATTCAGCAAACCCAGCTTTGGCCATCCGCGATTATTTAACCAATAGCGCTTATGGGTTCAACGCCTCAACTGATGAAATTGATGACACGGCTTTTATAACAGCGGCAAATATTTGCGATGAAAGCGTGACACTTAACGGAGGCGGCACACAAAATAGATATGAAATTAATGGCACATTTGTCACAAGCAACGCACCGAAAAGAATTTTAGAAGATATGATGACAAGTTGCGGCGGTCTTGTATCATATTCTAACGGTAAGTTTAAATTAAAAGCCGCAAAATATATCACGCCGACCATTACATTGACTGAAGATGATGTGATCGGTTCACTTCAAATGCAAACTAAACAAAGCAAGCGTGACAATTACAACGCTGTAAAAGGTATTTTCGCGCCAGCAAACGCGTTTTATACGGCTACAGATTACCCACCGATCACTAGCAGTACATTTGAAACTGAAGATGGCGGCACGCGCCGTTTTCTAGATTATGACTTGCCATATACAACAAACAATGCAATGGCGCAACGCTTGGCTAAAATTGCACTATACAGAAACCGGCAACAAATAGTGTTGTCTGGTACGTTCAATATGAGTGCATTTAAGTTAGAAGTTGGTGACACAGTTTACATAACAAATAGCCGATTTGGATTTACTAACAAGGTTTTTGAAGTTGCTGAATGGGCGATGAATGTTAGCGGTGATGAAACCGGAAACCCTGCGTTAGCCGTTAGTATGACATTGCGCGAAACAAATAGCGCAGTTTATGACTGGAATGCTGAAGAGGTGGCATTTGATTTAGATGATAGTGATTTACCTGACCCGTTTGACATCGATGCGCCAGATGTTGCTACGTCTGAAAGTGTTGAGATTGTTAATCAACAGCCCGTAGCATCAATCAAGATAACTGCAACAGATCCGACAGCAAGCGAACAGGTCATAGAATTTGAAGCGCAATACAAGAGAGAAACCGATACAGACTATTTAACGCTTGGATCTTCAGCTTTAGGTCTTTTTCAGATTGATAACGTGTTGAGTGATGTGACCTATGACATACAAGTTAGGAGTTTAAGCCCATTTGGGGTCAGTGAATATACAACTGTACAGCACACAGTAACGGGCAAAGCCGATAATCCATCTGATGTAACAAACTTTAGTGTCAACATTGTCGGTCAACAAGCAGAATTGCGCTGGACGCCGGTGACAGATGCGGATTTATCACATTATGTTATTCGTCATTCACCTTTAACCACTGGCGCAACGTACAACAATGCCCGTTCGATTGTAAAAAAGGTATCAAGACCGGCAAACACAACAACAGTGCCAGCAATGACCGGCACATACTTTATTAAAGCAGTTGACAAATTTCTCAATCAGTCAACAAACGCGTCAAGCAGTGTTGCACTTGTTGATGATATTGGTGGCTTCAATTTTGTTGATGAAGTGGTGGAACAGACCGCGTTTGCTGGCACAAAAACAGATGTTGTTGTTGTTGATGATAAATTACAGCTAGACACCAGCATTTTGTTTGATAGCGCAACCGGCAACTTTGATGACGCTACTGGCCTATTTGATGGCGGTGGCGGCTTTGTTGCATCATCTGGCACATATGATTTTGCTAATTATATTGATCTGACCGTTACATATACCGGCACAGTCAATGCAAACGTAAAAACGACACAGCTATCACAACACGGCGGCACGCCAACGAGCGGCGCAACAGATGTTGACCTATTTGTCAGCACAACCACAGATGACCCCGCTGGCACGCCAACGTGGACGGCATATCGGCCATTTATCGTGGGTAGCTACACCGCACGCGCTTTGCGGTTTAGGGCTGAATTATCAACCACTGCAAGCGATGAAACGCCAGCAATCGAAGAATTAGAAGCATCTGTGCAACTGCCGACACGCACAGAAAGTGACAACGATATCCAATCTGGAACTGGTGCCAAATCGGTAACATTTGCAAGACCATTTAAAACATTGCTGGCAGTGTCTATATCTGTCGGGGATATGCAAAGTGGCGATTATTATGCTATAACAAGTAAATCTGCAACCGGCTTCACTATCAACTTTTATGATAGTAGCGATACAGGCGTTGATCGGTTGTTTGATTACGTTGCAACGGGGTTTTAGATGTCACAACACGATTATGTAATAGACAATCAGACGTTTCCGAACACGCGCACAGATATAAACAATGCGCTGGCGGCTATTGTTAGCACAAATGCCGGTGCAACCGCGCCGACAACCACATACGCATATCAACTGTGGTATGATACAGCAAACAATCTGTTAAAGATGCGGAACGCTGATGATGATGCGTGGATTTCACTATTTACATTTGATCAGACCGCAGACACAGCCGAACCGCTTGCCGGTGGCGGTGCTTCATATTTTTTAGGCGAAAATGGCGCATCTGGCGATACTACAAACGGGCTTGGCGATATTATACGGGTTCACGAAGATCAGCTTGACACTGATGTGACCATACCTGTCAACACGAATGCCGCCGCCTACGGCCCGCTTATTGTGAACGCTGTAATCACAATAAATGGCAATTTTACGGTGATTTGATATGAGTAAGATTTATGTAGATGAAATCAGACACAGCGGCGGTGCAGTTGCGGCTATGCAAATTGATAGCACTGGTCGGATACTTACACCAGCAAGACCAGCGTTTAGGGTAAAGTTTGACGCTGATACTGCCGCAATAAATGTATCTGCAATCCAAACATTAGACTTCAACACATATGGCTCTGTTGATTTTGATATTGGAAGCAACTTTGTTTTAGCGAGTAATAAGTTTGTAGCCCCTGTATCTGGCTTATATCAAATTGATTCACAAGTTGTAATTCAGAGTGCTGAAGCGTCTACTGGTGTTTTAATTTATGTCAATATAAATGGAACAGATACTCGCGCAGGAGATATAAACGACCCGCAAGGCGGTGGGTTTGCTTCAACAAGATATTCTGGGTTGTTTAATCTAGCGGCAGATGATGAAATCCTAATAAGGGTCAGAACAATATCAGATACATCTGTCGTTCTTAGGGGTGATGGAACAGAGTTTAGCGGATTTTTGGTAGGATAACGATATGGCAAGCATAATCGGCGTACAAGAACTGCAACACACCAACGGCACGTCTGCTATGACGATTGATAGCAGTGGGCGTGTGACAATGCCTAACACTGTGCAAATTGATAACTGGAGGCTGACTGCAAACTTCACTACAAATTCGGCAACCGTTACAGGCTGGGAACAGCCAGATAATGCTACTTCGGCAACTGTTGGTGCGAGTATGTCTGAAAGCAGTGGTATATTCACTTTTCCAAACACAGGCTTATGGAAAGTTACTGGATGTATTATGACTTCATTGGTGAGTGGTGATATCTCTGGTGGTGTATTTTATCAAGTTAGCAGTGATAGCGGTTCTAACTATGATATTATAGCGGGTAGTTTTGAAGCAAGAGATGCAACTCAAGTATCATATAATCAAATGTTGATAAATGTGACGGATGCTTCAACATTTAGGTTTAAGTTGGTCACTAATAGTATAACCAGTGGTGGTAATGTTACTGGCGCAACAGACAAAAACTACACCAATCTTATGTTTGAACGCATCACGGACGCACAGTAGGATAACGAGATATGACCAGTGTAATTCGCGTGGATAATATTCAAAGCAGTGGCGGCACAGCGGCGCTGTCGATTGGAAGCAACGGCCTAATCCAGCCAAAGCAAGTGGCGTTTCAAGTTACGGCTTCTGACACAGACCAATCAATATCTGCTACCACTCAAACTAAAGTGGAGTGGGAAACAGTTTTATTAGATACTGGTGGTTATTGGGATGCAACAAACCATAGATACACCCCACAAGTTGCAGGCTGGTATATGTTTTCCACTGCCATCAGAGCGCAACTTTTAAATATTCACGAATATGTAAGAATTTATATACGCAAAAATGGTGCTGACGATTATTACACACAGTTTCAAACTAATAATGATGAAATCATAGGCGGCACTTATCAAGGCCCTACTGTTATGCACCAACTTAATGGAACTACAGATTATGTTGAAGTGTTCTTTTATACAGACGAAGCTACCACAATTCACGAAAATGCAGATGCTTCTTGGTTTAACGGCTTCTTAGTACACGCGACATAAGGATAACAATATGGACAACGATACCCAAATTGATGTTGCGACTGTCATCACCGGTATAACCGCGCCAGTATGGGTTGAAGCACTTGAACACTGGTTTGGTATGGCCGCCGCGTTTGGTGCTATGGTGCTGGTATTCTGGCGGCTTTATCGTATGACCAAAGTAAAATGATCGGCGTACCTTATATAGATATGATCCAGACTGTTTTGCTGATGATTGTTATTTATCAGCTTAAAGACTGATGATCGAATTTTTGCTGGTCGTCTATATGGGGGCTGGCATAATCAGCCAGACGCAAACATTTGCGGATGTTGACCGCTGTTTATACATTGCCAATCGTTTAAATAACCAGCCAGCCATATCGTCTGTTGACGGCAAACGTGTTAAAATGAAAGCGATTTGCAAGCCGGTCAGCAGGTGATGATATGGATCCCGTTACATTATTGGGCATAGCAACCACCAGCTATTCGGTGCTGAAAAAAGGCATTGCCGCCGGTCGGGAAATTGAAAGTATGGCTGGCGATCTTGGTCGCTGGATGGGTGCCATACAGAACATCAAAACACATCACGCCACAGCGAAATCACGCCGCTTCGGATCGGTTGAAGAAGAAGCACTTGAAAGTTTTGCCGCGCTTAAAAAAGCCGAACAGATGGAAAACGAATTGCGTAATTTTGTCATTGGGCATTACGGGATGAACGCTTGGCAACAGATCATCCGGCTACAGGGCGAAATCAGAAAACGCCGCAAAGAAGAAGAAGCCGCGCGGCAACAGTTTATAGATGATTTAATTATTTGGGGGTTGATTGCTGGCTGTATTGCACTGACACTAGGCTTTGTTATTTGGCTGATATTGGCGATGTGAGTGTCAACTACAATCGGGCTTATCGGAGAATATGCGGCGGCTAGTGCCATCCTGTCGATGGGCTGGCGGGTGTCTATGGCACAGCAAGACGCGATTGATTTACTGGCTTTTAAAGATGACGCCTTTTTACGCATTCAAGTTAAAACAGCGCACGCGCTTTTATCTAAGGGTCGTAGAAACCCGTCTTGCCATTTTCAGCTTGGTCACGGCGGCAACAAACGCCTACCAACGATTAAGGATTACGATATTGTCGCTCTGGTTAAGCCCGACACAAGGCTATGTATCTTCTACCCAATACAGGCCATATCACAGTA